TTGGCCCCGGTGTATTTTGGCCTGAACTTAGTCGCCCCTGCGGGCTTCCATCATATCAACAAGCAATTGTTACAGTACCAGAAACCGTTGATATATTAGAATATTTGTTCTGCGATGATACAGTATATGGAAAATGCACATCCAGTAATCAAAATAGTGGTGAGCAGTGTTATTGGTTTTATCATCACGCAAATGGTGATATTGATTATTTCATTGTTAAATGGGGGTTACCCTGGAATTTCGAATTTTGGAAGTATGTTGCATCTGAACAATTGGTGCGACATATTTATGACTGCGAAGATTCGCAACCCAACGTTGATTGTGGTGAAGCATGTCGGTTTTCAATGCGTGAATCTGATACACATAAACCGGCCAAATGGATGAAACGGTTTTGGACTGTTGGTGAAATATTGGATTGTTCAAACAGCGAGGGAACGTCGTGGCACAACGATAAGACACCGTGTTACCCGTGGAGTGGTCCAGGATTCACACGCGAATTCCTTAAAAAGTTTTCACGCGATTGGGGCGGATCGGTTGGAGTTCGAGATTCGATACAATTAACATTCGATAATCTTGATGCAAATGGTAATATCGTTCGCAGCGAAATTTATACGTATGCAAAAGGGTGGGGGCTGGTTAATTGGAATTTTTCAATTAACGGAGTTCTTCAACTCCCAGAACAAAATGCCATTTGGCTTGTTGACAAACCGAAGGTTATGCCAGATTTTACCAGTGTGTGCCCGGAAACTTATCAGATTCCAACTGCCAATCAATATCGATGCATTGTATGGGACATGGTTAAGACGATATGGAATACACGCGGTTGTCCACATGAAACAGATGACGTAGGAATCTGTAATTATGAAAGCGATTGTATATTTAAAAAAACGGTATGAGTCTTCGTTGATTGAAAGTTGATAATTGTTGTATGAGGGGATGACTTGTTAGTTATTATTAGTGGTGATAGACAATTTGAAACGTATAAATGGCAGGATATTTTGGCTGATACGTGGGGTGATATAAAAAACAATACATGGTATAGTCATTATTTACTATCTAATAATACACTAATGTTGTCTCCTACTCCTGAAGTGACGCATAGAGTTGACAAACGTAGTACTGCCTCATTTACGTTGTTGGATATCGGGGCCACCGACCATTTCAAAAAAGGCAATGAAGTTTCTATATACTCCAATACCGGCTATAAGGTGTTTGGAGGATACATTGAGAGTTGTTCTGAAGAACTGGTAAGTGGCCGCGATGTAATAAAACATACTATCTCATGTACCGACTATCATTATTTGGCAGAAAAGAGGATAATTGCTAAAGCCTGGCAGAATACCACAATCTCCACAATAGTAAATTATGTCCTTGACCAATATTTAGAAGGGGAAGGTGTAGTTCTAGGTGAAATACAAACTAGCGACACCATCTCCCAATACATTGCAAATTATGTGAGTGCTGCTGAAGTGTTTGATGACTTGGCAGAACGGGCCGGATACATATGGTTTATCGACGAATATAAGCGATTTTATTTTGTAGATAGATCTGCTTATAACGCCGAGTGGAATCTTATTGAAACCGTTGACTATTTAGTTGAGGATGTAGTGGGAACGGTAACCGTAACAAACCAAAATCCTGAATATAGGAATAAACAGTATATAGTTGGTACTTGGGAAAAAACATCTGTTCAAACTGAATATATCAAAGGAGATGGCCTAACAACATCCTTCCCAGTTGCATATAAATTGGGAGAAGAACCGCTTGTTTATGTTGCTATCGGGGCCGGAGATTATGTATTAAAGACGGTGGGGAGAAAAGGTGTAGATACTGATAAGGATTGGTATTGGGCAAAGAACGATCAGATTATATCCCAAGATTCAGACGGGGCACCTCTTGCTGAAACAGACACCCTAAGAGTCGTATATACGGGCCTCTATCAGATTGTTGTCGTTACCAGTGACTTCGCTGAAATAGCAAGTCAGAAGATAGTAGAGAATTCGTCGGGGCTTGTGGAGAGCGTTCGATCAGACGTATCAATATCAACTAGATCAGCGGCAATAGAAGAGGCAAATGCCATCTTAGACGTATATGCTAAAGAAGGGAAGACGATTGAATATACCACAACGAAAGATGGGTTGGCTGCTGGTGTTCTCCAAGCTATTAAAATTACAAAACATGATGTTGATGATAATTGTTTGATTGGAGAAATCGTCTTTAGATATGCTTACGATCAGGATTATTATGATGTTACAGCATATACGGGGCCGGTTGAAAGTGATTGGGCAGACATATTCTTACAGATGAATAAGTCTCAGAAAAAATCAGTTAATCCTGACGATGTAACAACTTCCGACGTATTATTAGTATTGATAACATTTTCTAATGATTGGGAAGAATCAGACGATCCGAATATATGGAAGACTTGTGTGGCGGATGGCACCGTTGATGTCACCAACGATTTACTCCCATGTTTTGAAGACGATGATAGGATAAAGTATCTGGTGCTGAAGTATCAGAGTGGTGAAGTATTTAGAATGTTTCGAACCAATCAGGTTACTACTGACTCATCAATTGTCACCACCTTTATCATACCTAGTGGTTCTGCCAACCAAGACATAGATGAAGCAGTGTTGGTTGGCGGCGATAGCGCAACTATGACGGCTGGCACTGGTATAGAGGTAGAGACTCATCCATTTGTTTATGTAAAAAATAGTTTGGAAAGTCTGCAACTACAATTCACAAGCAACAAATGGTAAGAGGGTGGTTATATATACACTAAGACGACATGGTTGGAAAATTCTATGGATCAGGCTACTAAAAAAGCAGCCCTCACCAACTTAGAGACTATATATGATGAAGCAGTAGATTATATAGATGATATATTGCATGGAGAATTATATTATACTAAGGCTGAATGTAGTTCTACTTATATATCTGCTGCTAATGATGGGTCTGGCTCTGGCGTTATCTGTGAAAAAATGGATGGATATACTGCGCAGGGAATAATAGATGCTGGTATAGATGCTGGCTCCATCTGTATTTGGAGCGGATCTGAAGCCTCTATACCCTCAGGCTGGTATCTATGTAATGGGCAGAATGGCACGCCAGATCTTCGAAATAGGTTTGTGATAGCAGTTGGCACCTATGCAATAACCGGCAATGATTTGCCTTCTCACTATCATACTTACATTGATGATTATGCAGCAGACTCAAGCTCTGCTGAAGGCGTAACTTCCCATCTTGGCACCTCTTACGATGTAGACTCATCTACTAATGCTGTATCATCTACTGCGCATGGTCACACTGGCTCATATTTCACAGGCGGGAGCACCGATATACGCCCCAAATTTTATGCACTTTGCCTAATCCAGAAAGGAATCGTGATTTAAATGTCATATGTTAAATTTCATGATCCCTGGGAGACAGACGACTACCTTTCGGCAGGAGCCTTTAATCGAATTGAGACTCAATGGGATGAAATTAAAGAGGATGCTGACGAACACAACCACAACACCTCCCACTACACTAAGACTGAATGTGATGCCAAATTCTTTACCAAAACCTTCTACACTGGATTTGATGCAGATACCATCGACGGCCTGCACTTTGATGATATCATTACTACAGGATTGCCTGTGGGCTCGATAATAATGTGGTCGGGGGATTCTGACACAATCCCTGCCAACTACGCTATATGTAATGGGCAGACGGTTGGAGAAGTCACTACCCCTGATTTAAGACAAAGGTTTATCGTGGGGGCTGGATCTACATATAGCGTTGGAAATACTGGAGGCGCAACCTCTACATCAGTAACGGCAACATTTACTGTAGTTGCTCATACTATTACTGCCGATGAAATGCCGATACATACCCATACTTGGAATGATTATACTAATCATGTAATAGGTTTGACGTATTCTCCAGTGCCAGCAGCCGGTCCCACGGGTTCTCAACAACAAATGAGTCGTAACACTGAATATACGGGAGGCGGCTTAGGTCATGCTCACACTGGAAATACTATCACCTTTAACGACATTCCATATGAACCTTACTACTATGCACTTTATTATATAATTAAAATCGCGGAGGCTTAATATGGCATACGTAAAAAATTTTAGTAGTTGGGGGGATTCAGATAAAATACTAAACACCCATATGGATAATTTTGAAACTCAGTATAGCGAATCCTCCATCTATCTAAACAACCACAATCATCTTTCTATATACTACACCAAAAATGAGATGCTGGCAACATTCTGGTGCGCTGATAATGACGGACATGAATCAGGTGCCGATGCCGATTTAATTTATCATGCAGACGGCAACCTACACGCAGAGGATTTTGATGGACTGGGAGCACCTGCCGGTTTAATAGTAATGTGGGCAGGTGAGACTGTGCCCGATGGTTGGCATCTATGTGACGGTACAGGGGGCACTATAGACCTTCGCGACCGATTTGTAGTTTGTGCAGGTACAGGCTCCGACTATAACGTTGGTGATACTGGCACCGGCACACATACTATTGCAGGTGGAGTAACTATCTCAGGCCACGCATTGACGGTCGCTGAAATCGCGGGCCATCAGCACGCATTAAAGGATAGATGTTCACTGGCAGGTGGTAGTGGGTATTCTCAGGAAGGCAGTGGAAAACAGTATGCTGGTGCATATTATAATGGGGATACTACTGGAAATAGCAACATTGGTAAGGTTACGGCAGATGCCCATACACACGAAGCTAACTTCTCAAGTGGAAACTTCACCATAACACCCATGTACTATTCTTTGAAGTTTATACAGAAGTTATAATATAAAAAATTTAATAAAAAAGTGTTTATCGGAGGAAGTCTGCTACCTTCTTATCCACCACCTGCTGCTCGGTAGCAGCCCCCTCCCATGAACCATCTATTGTTCTTACTGGCTTAGGACGACTACTGTTCTGAGCATAAGGATCAGCCTGCCCGAAGAAATCTTTATTCTTCAGGTCAATGACATCCTGCTCACTAGCGGCCACAAATGGCGTCCCATCAACCTCTCTAACCGGCTTGTCGCCCTCGCTCCAATTCAGGGATGAATCATGTGGACCATCGCTGAAGTCTATTACATTGGTAGCGAATATTGCATCAATATTCTCTTTATATGTCTTGCTGTCGTCCCAGCCACCGAATCCAGCGGTCATCCCTACCATCATAATGATGGCAATTACGCTTAGATACTTCATCTAAATCACTCCTGTATATAACTGCATATCCAACTTCAAGCTTACAAACTTGTTATCTATATCGTTTAATTCCTTAGTCAATACATCTATGTTTTGAACAATCCTACTCCAACTTGGACCATCTTTTTTCAAGTCGTCACCATTCAACTTGCTTCTTTCCTCCTGGAGACGAGCATCAATCTCGCATCTCTGATTCCATGTATTTTGAACCTCTTTTCTAAGTTCTCCAATCGTCGGGCCATCTTCAGGCCAATCTACACTATAGTTCTTCATGTTTTCACCTCTATCTCCTAATATACGAAAAGGATATATATAAAGATGGCGCTATGCAATTTATGGAAGATGAACAATTTGAGTTAGATTGGCCCACAATAGACAAGATTGGTGGATGGCTTGCAAAGGAAGAGGCCCGCGTTTTGTATATCATCGCGAGCGAGG